CTGTGAATTCCGTCGTGCAGGCGACCACATCTCCCTCGATTATACGACTGAGAATGAAGACGGCGACACGTGCTCTCCGCTGGATGCGCTGGCCGACACTGCACCTTCTATCGAAGATGTTCTTTGTGACAAGGCCGAGCTCGACCAGCTCTTAGCCCGTCTGGACGAGCTGATGCCTGAAGCGCGGAAAATCGGAAGACTCCGCCTGAAGGGTCTGACCGATGAAGCCATTGCCGAGGTCATCGGCATCAAGAGAACGACCTTCCGCTCCCGTATTGAAAAAGCCAAGAAGCAGCTCGCCCCTGAATATCCCGACCGCTTCTAACCTTATCTTATATGTACCCGCTCCGGCTGCCATCATGGTGGCCGGAGGATTTTTACGAGGTGCTTTAGCAGCACTTTTAATAATTTACTGCTTATCTTTCAAAAAATCTCATCCTCCTTCGTCAAACCGCCTGCCTCACCTCCAGTGGGAAGTGTAAGGAACAGCAACCCACCCACAAGTTCCGGAAGGAGGTGACGACATGTACGGAACAAACAACAGGAGCCCTGCGGACGCAGAAGTGATCGACGTTCTCATCGCGATCAGCAACGTATCCGCAAGACTGGCGAGGAAGCTCACGATCCTTGCCGCACAAAGCAAATCCGAGGAAGGAGGAAAAACACATGAGCAAAATGAAAGACATGGCCATGACCATCGAAGAGCTCCGCAGTGCCGCTGCCGCTATTAACGATGTGGCCGACTGGCTCACCCAGCAGTTCTCCGGGAACGCCGATGAGCCCAAGACAGAGCCGAAGAAGGAGCCGGAGCTGAAGCTGGAGGATGTCCGCGCAGTACTGGCGGATATGTCCCGGAAAGGCCACACGGCTGAGATTCGCGCCCTGCTCCAGAAGTACGGTGCCGCCAAGCTCTCCGGAGTCGACCCGGCAAACTACAAAGCGCTTCTGAAAGATGTGGAGGGACTGGATCATGCCTAAGCACGCATTACTCTCCGCATCATCGTCAGACCGCTGGATTCACTGCCCACCGTCCGCAAGGCTCTCCGAGACCTATGAGGATAAAGGAAGCGACTACGCTGCCGAAGGCACCGACGCCCACAGCCTGTGTGAGTACAAGCTGAAGAAGGCGCTGGGCATGGAGGCAGACGACCCGACCGAACACCTCAGCTGGTTCAATCAGGAGATGGATGACCACGCGACCGGCTATGCAGCCTACGTGCTGGAGCAGGTCGAGGCCGCCAAGGAAACCTGCAGCGACCCGGTCGTCCTGATCGAGCAGCGCGTCGACTTTTCCCGGTGGGTAGAGGAAGGTTTTGGAACCGCCGACTGCATCGTCATCGCAGACGGCACCCTCCAGATCATTGATTTCAAATATGGTCTGGGCGTGCTGGTAAGCGCCGAGGAGAATCCCCAGATGATGTGCTACGCGCTGGGAGCTCTGGAGCTGTTCGATGACATCTACGACATCGACGCCGTCCGGATGACCATCTACCAGCCACGCCGGGACAACCTCTCCACCTACGACCTGTCAAAGGAAGATCTGTACCGGTGGGCAGACGAAGTCTTAAAGCCTGCTGCCGATCTCGCCTTTGCCGGTGACGGGAACTTCCTCTGCGGTGAATGGTGCGGCTTCTGCAAGGCCAAGAATGCCTGCCGTGCTCGCGCCGCTGCCAATCTGGAGCTCGCAAAATACGACTTCAAACTGCCGCCGCTCCTCACCGACGAGGACGTCGAGGACATTCTCGGCAAGGTGGACGCTCTGGTGGCATGGGCATCCGATATTAAGGACTACGCCTTGCAGCAGGCGATCAGCGGAAAGGTCTGGTCTGGCTGGAAGCTCGTCGAAGGCCGCTCCAACCGCAAGTACGTAAACGATGCTGCCGTCGCCGCAGCCGTAACGGAAGCAGGCTTTGATCCCTACGAGCAGAAGCTCCTCGGTGTCACCGCCATGCAGAAGCTGCTGGGCAAAGCCCGGTTTGAAGAAGTCCTTGCTGGCCTCATTGAGAAGCCGCAGGGCAAACCCACTCTCGTGCCGGAGAGCGACAAGCGCCCGGCCATGAACAATGCAAAATCTGATTTCAGTGAAAATTAAGGAGGACAAGATTATGTCTAAGAACGCAACTGTTAAGAACCCCATGAAAGTCATCACCGGCGAGAACACCCGTTGGAGCTATGCCAACGTCTGGGAGCCGAAGTCCATCAACGGCGGCACTCCGAAGTACAGTGTCAGCCTGATCATCCCGAAGTCCGACACCAAGACCATCGCCAAGATCAAGGCCGCCATCGAAGCTGCCTACGTCGAGGGCGAGTCCAAGCTCAAGGGCAACTCCAAGAGCGTGCCGCCTCTGGCAGCCATCAAGACGCCTCTCCGCGACGCCAACGCCTATTTCATCAACGCGAACTCCGCAACGGCACCCGGCATCGTGGATGCGGATCTCAATCCTGTGCTCACCCGTTCGGAGGTCTATTCCGGTGTGTATGGCCGCGCCAGCATCACCCTGTACGCTTTCAACTCCAACGGCAACCGTGGCATCGCCTGCGGCCTGAACAACCTGCAGCTGATCCGTGCCGGTGAGCCTCTGGGTGGCAAGGCCAGCGCCGAGTCCGACTTCGCAACCGATGACGACGAAGATTTTCTCAACTAAGGAAAGGAGTGCCAAACCATGGAAAGCACCGTTATGATTTCATCCCTTCTCTGCAACATCCTGATCGGCTGCTTCTGCCTCATGATCATCTCGCTCACCATCTCTGGAATCCAGACCATCGTGAACGAGCACAAACGCGAAAAGCGTGAGGAGAAGAAAGCGCTGCAGGACGACGAGTACCACGCAAAGCGCATGGAAGCCCTGAAATAAGACACCGGGAGTGGTGGCCTTGCCGCTGCCACTCCCTTTTGACAAACGAGGTAAAAGATATGGAACAGATCATAAATATGTCAAACCAGCTGATTGCGGTGATCGTGAACGTCATTTTCTTCCTTGTTATCTACGGGACAATTTTCTACATCCTCAGTGTGATCATCATCGGGATCGCCAAGACCGTCTATGACAAATTCAGTCCCATCTGGAAGAAATGGTATCAGGACATGAAACGCAAAAAGCGCTGAACACACCGGGCGGCAGGGAGTCTCTCTGTCGCCCTTTTGGAGGTACAACATGAAAACACTCAGCATAGATATTGAAACCTACTCCAGCGTCAGTCTTCAGAAGGCCGGTGTCTATCGCTACGTGGAGGCACCGGATTTTGAGATCCTGCTGTTCGGATACAGTGCGGACGGCGCTCCCGTGCAGGTGATCGACCTTGCCTGCGGCGAGAAGATCCCCTCGGAGATCCTCGATGCCCTGACGGACGATGCCGTCACCAAGTGGGCATTCAATGCAAACTTTGAACGGATCTGCCTGTCCCAGCATATGAAGGCGCTGGGCTTAAGCCTTGATCCCTTTCACGACAATCATCCTCTCTCGGAAGAATGCGCCCGTTACCTCAACCCGGAGGGCTGGCGCTGCACCATGATCTGGTCGGCTACGATGGGACTGCCCCTCTCGCTGGAGGGTGTCGGTGCCGTGCTCGGCCTTGAGAAGCAGAAGCTCACCGAGGGCAAGGATCTGATCAAATATTTCTGCCAGCCCTGCGCTCCCACGAAGACCAACGGCCAGCGCACCCGGAACCGCCCCTTTCATGCTCCGGAGAAATGGGCTGCCTTCAAACGCTATAACATCCGAGACGTCGAGACAGAAATGTCTATCCAACAGAGGCTTAAGAAGTTCCCGGTGCCGGATGCTGTCTGGGACGAGTACCACATCGATCAGGAGATCAACGACCGTGGCGTCGCCATCGACCTTCCCCTTGTCCGGCAGGCCATCGACATGGATGCCCGTTCCCGGTCAGAGCTGACAGAGGCCATGCGGCAGCTCACCGAGCTGGAAAACCCGAACAGCGTCCAGCAAATGAAGCAGTGGCTTGCAGACAACGGCATGGAGACCGACAGTCTCGGCAAGAAGGTCGTGGCAGAGCTCATCAAAACGGCACCGCCTGAGCTGCAGCGCGTCCTGATGCTCCGGCAGCAGCTTGCCAAATCCAGCGTCAGGAAATATCAGACGATGGTAACGGCTGTCTGCGCCGATGGCCGTGCCCGTGGCATGTTCCAGTTCTATGGAGCCAACCGCACAGGCCGCTGGGCAGGGAGGCTCATCCAGCTGCAAAACCTGCCGCAAAACCACCTCCCGGATCTGGCTGAGGCACGTGCCCTTGTCCGCTCCGGTGACTACGACAGTGTCGAAATGCTGTATGAGGATGTGCCGGACACGCTCTCGCAGCTGATCCGGACGTCCTTCATTCCCAGAAACGGCCAGAAGTTCATTGTCTCGGACTTTTCTGCCATCGAAGCACGCGTCATCGCATGGATGGCCGGTGAACAGTGGCGTCAGGAGGTCTTTGCCAAGGGCGGCGACATCTACTGCGCCT